CAAGGTGATACCGACAGTATCATGGGCAGAGCCTGAAACGTATGATTTCTGCTTTGATGGCATCGAAAAGGGCTCGATCGTGGCGGTATCAACTACCGGTTGCATACGTGACGATTCGGCAAGAAACGCATGGATAGACGGCATGGAAGCGATGATTGATCGTATCCATCCATCAAAGATACTGGCATATGGCCAAAAGATTGATTTTGAAGCAGATACAGAAGTGATATGGTACGGTAACCATCAATTGGAAAGGGTGAGAAAGTATGGGCGGTAGAGGAGCATCATACGCCAAAGCGTCAGGCGGTGGCGGCGGAGAAAAAATTATACCGAATAGTGTATTTAAGATGAATGGCAGTGAAAAACAAGTAAAATGGGCCAAAGATATAAGACAGCAATATATCGAACATGTCAGAGAATATGAAAAATCCAAAGAATTAGGAGACAAACGTTCCATTACGGGTTATCCAGAGCATATTAATAATCTAATAAACAGGGCTACCAGTAATCAAGCCCTTTTGATGCAAAAAAAATACTTTGGGGAGCGTATTTCAAATATAAGGGCAAAGGTTCATGATAAATATCAACAAAGAAATGAAAAAATTTTGAAAATGGAACGAGGCCCCGAAAAAAAACAAGCTAGAAAAAAATTTAATGACGACATGTATAGAGACCTCAAAAAAAATACAACTCCAGTATTGCATGAAATCATGAACATTAATGATGCATCTTTCTGGATAAAAGTAAAAAAAGGAGAACGGTATGATAATCATGCTGGAAGCTTGTTCTGGTAACTGGTAAGAAAGAATGGCTTTGCCAAGAAATTAGGACTGTGGTCTTTGTAAATTAAGAAAGGGGCGATGGCCCTTATCGATATGGTTCCGGATGCCAATCAGATGACGGTACTGTATGAGCGGTACATCCATCTGAGATCATGGGAGAAGATCAGTGAGAAACTGAACTACTCACTGCATTACATCTACCGGATCCACAACCTGGCACTGGACGAATTCAACAGGATTCTGAAAGAGGATACTAAATGATACCTAAGAGTGCGCTATAATGGTAGTGTACAAAGTTCGACAGAAGAGGACGTCGTATAAGTACAACCCCGACGGTCATACTCAACTTTGTCGAGCTTTAACAAATAAGCACACGAGGCGGATGCTCTTGAAGCGCCGCCTTTTTACGTGCTCACAAGTATTTAGGGGAAAGTTTGATATGGGAAAGAATAGATACAGGCCAGATCAAGATGGTACACATCGATTACAGTTTGAACGAAATAAGAAAAAGATATTGGCAACACAAGAAATATGTGGAATTTGTGGCAAACCAGTGGATAAGTCATTAAAGTACCCCCACCCATTAAGCCCGGTAATTGACCACATCATACCCATAGCTAAAGGTGGCCACCCGTCTGATATCGACAATCTGCAATTAGCTCATTGGACTTGTAATAGACAAAAGTCAGACAAATTGATAATGCACAAAGACGTGGATAAGCCAGAAGTGATAAGTAATCGTGTTCTTCCTCAATCGATGGATTGGAAGAATTACAAAGCTAGAAATTAATGTGCAATGATATCTCCATCATTGCATTAGCATCCATGACGTACAATTCATTGATATAGCACTTTTTAAGCAATTTAAGAGGCGATAATAAAATAGATATTATTTAATGAAATAGGGGGCTATCGGGCCCATCCGGGCTTCTATTAGAGCTTCACACGTCCACTACGAATATTTCTCGATGAAATTTAATGAAGGGAGAAAAAATGGCGTATAAAGGCATAGAATACTTAAAAATTAAGCTTTCAAATCGTCGTCATCGCGTCGAATTGCGCTATGACTATTATGAAATGAAGAATCGAATGAAAGATTTTGAAATTACCATGCCAAAAGAGTATCGATGGCTCAAGGAAACACTTGGGTGGTGTGGAAAATCAGTTGATGCGATTGCAGATCGTATCGTGTTCAAGGAATTCAAGGATGATAATTTTAATTTCAACGAAATCTATAACATGAACAACAAGGATGTTTTGATTGATAGCGCTGTTTTAGGCGCGTTAATCAGTTCTTGTTGTTTTATTTATATTTCTCCTGGTGTAGATGGCTACCCTCGAATGCGTGTTATCGACGGCAGACGTGCCACAGGCATTATTGACCCAATTACAAATTTGTTGATAGAAGGGTATGCGATTCTTGAAGTCGATGAAAAGGAAATGCCAACGATTGAGGCCTATTTCACAAAAGAAGAAACAGTCATTTATAGGAAAGGGGCGACGAAACCCGAAATTTACAAAAATCCAGCTCCTTACCCTTTGCTGGTGCCGGTAATTTATCGACCGGATGCTAAAAGACCGTTTGGACATTCACGGATATCAAGAGCTTGTATGTCAATCATGCAAGGAGCGTTAAGAACTCTGAAGAGAGCAGAAGTAAGTGCAGAATTTTATTCTTTTCCACAGAAGTATGTAACTGGCTTAGATCCAGATGCCGAAGAAATGAATAAATGGAGAGCTACCATTTCTACTTTTTTATCGTTTACGAAAGATAGCGATGGACAAGCACCAACATTAGGTCAATTTACGCAACAGTCTATGACACCATATATCGATCAGATTCGTATGTTAGCTTCATTGTTTGCCGGAGAAACAGGACTTACTACGGATGATCTTGGCTTTGTATCTGATAATCCGTCAAGTAGCGAATCTATCAAAGCATCACACGAGAATCTTAGATTGGCGACTCGTAAAGCCCAAAGGAATTTCAGTGTAGGGTTGATCAATGCAGGATATTTGGCTGCATGTGTACGTGATAATTTTCCATATGTACGGAATCAGATCTATAAGACGTCTGTAACATATGAACCTATATTTGAGCCTGATATGAGTACCTTATCATTGATCGGTGATGGAGCAATTAAGATCAATCAAGCCGTACCCGGCTATTTTGGAAAGAACAGTTTGAGAGAACTTACAGGAATCGAACCTGATTCTGATGTACAAACACCACAACCGAGTGAAAATACGTATGTTAAAGCAAATGAGGAAAAACAAGGAACGCAGAAAAAACCAACGATGTATGAAATTACAAGCTTGATATCAAAGTATAAGAGAGGAAGCATTACCTATAACAACGCTTTAAATATGCTCAAATATATCGGAGTAGATGAGAATGAAGCCAAGGCATTGATTGATGAAGAATCAAATGCATAAGAATGAGGAGACGTTAAATCATGGAGGATATAGCACCTCAATTACTCGAATCAATACAAAATGAGTTCAACAAGCAATATTTAGCATCCAACAAGATACAAAAACTGGAAAAGTTAATCGACGCAGGGAAAGCATCTTACCAAGATGCACATGAATATGCAGTTGAATTTGGCAATATCCAATCACAGGTATATAAGAAATGTATCCAGTCGAGCAGTCTGCCAAACGGTCGGATGTATTACAATATCGGAAAAAAGGTATTGAATCCTACTTTATCTGATCTTTATAACCGCATTGCTGAAGAATCCGCCAAAGTAGAAATAGTATTGAATGAGAACGCAAATATAGGTTTGGAAGCAGTTAGGCCTGATGTCAATCAAAGTCGCATCGATGGCCTGATACAGAAATGTGCTGATGCAGAAGCATATGATGATGTATCTTGGTGTCTAGATGACCCGGTTATAAATTTTGCTCAAAGTGCAGTTGATGATACGATACGTGCCAATGCCGATTTCCATTTTAAGGCAGGACTTGATCCAGTAATCAAACGAATACCGGAATATGGAGCGTGTCAATGGTGTCAAGATATTGCTGGTATATATCGCTATCCAAAAGATACGCCGCATGATGTATTCAGACGTCATGAAAATTGTCGTTGCATGGTTCTTTATGACCCGAAGGATGGAAAGCATAGAGTGCAGGATGCGCATACAAAAAGGTGGATCATAGGTGATGATGAAAAAACCAACATGCTTGATTTCAGTGTTGAAAAGACTGATAATATGAGTAAAACAAGGAAAGCCCTATTGGCAAATAATGTTGAAATCAATAAACCGAAAAAATTAAATGAGCCTCTAACAGAGGATGAAATCATAAAAAAGATAGCTGGTGGGGATAAAACAAAAGGGTCATGTTCATCTGCCGCATTTGCATATATTGCGAATAAAGGTGGTCTAGACGTGCGGGATTTTAGAGGCGGAGA